TTTTTGGTGACCTGGTTACCCATTCTGTTACTGTGCGGTTACATTTGCCGTAAAAAAATTATATACTTATCTAAATTATTACGTCAAGGAGGGTTATGGCGTTAAACAATATGTTAGCTAAAAGCAGCACTGGGGTATCCGAGATAGAACGAAGGGTTTTAAAGGCTATTCCTGAGTGGAAGTTGTGGACTAGGCAATTAAAACAAGTATATATCTTGTTACCAGTGTTTGGTTCTAGCACAGACGGACTGCAAGAGATGTGTAATGAGTTCGGGTGGAGTGTGGAAGATGTCGAAAAAAAAATCGAAAGGACTCCGTCCTTTAGTAAGAGACTGCAGGACTATCGTGACACTGGTCAGTACCCTATATTCCCTAGTTCTAAAAAGACCTATATAAAGAAGTCACATCTAGATACTGTATATGCGCATGAGTCTGCTGTAATTAGTTTTATGCACTTAGAAAAAGCAAAAGCACAGGGAAGTGCTGGTGTGAACTTTGCACTTAAGATGATGGCAAACGGATACTTAGAGTTTATGGAGCCTATAAATAGTAGACCTGAGATTAAGTATTTTATGGAAGGACAAAAGCAGCCAGGTATTGTGCAAGACAATGGTCCTGCACCAGAAGCTGACTTTTCGGCAGATGGACTGCCTGACTTATCATGATATGTGGCAGGCAAGACCTAGGTTGTAAGCAACGGCTATGGGCAAACGGTTTATGTAAACAGCATCACTACTATTATATTAAACGAAAAAAAAAAGAGAAAATAGATGGCAAACTTTTATGAAGCATATCCTTGGCAAAAGGAAATGCACGAATCAAAAGCTAAAATTAAATTTGTACAGGCAGGAAGACGAGCTGGTAAAACTCGATCTGCTTTACAGGAAGTATTACACGTAATTAGACAGGCAAGTATTCAGCCAGTACAGTTCCCAGGTAAAAAAGAAAAGTTAACTGCTGAACAAGCAGGTCTTATACCCCCTATTCATATATGGACAGTAGCTCCTACACGTGCGCAAATGATGCAGGTATGGAACGAAATGCAAGCCTTTATACCCAAGCACATAGTACGTAAGACAAGAACCAAAGCACAAGGTGGCGGACGTGGTGGTGGATTTAAACAAGATGACTTGCATGTATGGCTAGACTTAAAAGATGAGAATGGGCAGTGGCTACCTAATAGATGGAGACAATCAGTATTTTGGGAACTTAAGTCAGCAGATAATCCAGAAGGTCTACAAACTGTAGGATTAGATTTTCTACACATGGCGGAAAGCCAGGATATTAAAGAGGCAGCCTGGAATAAGGTAAGGCCTACACTTAACTCACCTGGAAGATTGGGTAGGGCGATTGTTGAGGGTGTACCCCCTGATAGTACCCAGCATTGGTTTGCTAGGAACTACAAGATAGCAAAAGAAAACCCTTCTGATAGGCGACAAGCCTTTCATGCTTCCACTTTTGACAACCCCTACCTTACAGAAGATGACAGATTAGAAATACAAGAAGAAAAAGCAGCACTTACTGAGGGCATCTGGGATCGGTTTTATATGGCAAAGCAACCTGAAGGCGCAGGTAATTTCTTCAGGAATATAACAGCAGCATACTCTAAAGGCACATTTGAAATGGTGGGACCAGAAGATGGTAGACACTATGTTGCAGGTCTTGACTTAGGTAGAACTAATGATCCTACAGTTATGATAATTAAAGATAGAGTATCTAGACATTCTGTTGCACAGATAGAATTAATCAAAACAGATTGGTCTTTACAGGTAGAAACAATTAAGTCAGCCGCAGAAAAATGGAAAGTAGAAGAAGTATATATGGACTCTACAGGACTTGGTGGTAAATTTGGTGAAGACGTTTTATATCGAGAGCTTATGGAGCAATCTATTCCTGTCATTGGATATAACTTTACTCCTGGAAAAAAGTACCAACTGTTTTTAGATTACGCAATCTCATTAGAAAAAGAGACTGTTGCATTTCCACAGAGTTGGGTTAAACTAATAAGTCAGTTAGAAGACATTGCTCATAGGGAAACGTCTAATAGAGGACATTCTTTCTACACTGTATCTGGTGCGAATGATGACTGGGTTGATGCTGAATGTTTAGCATTAATGGCATGTGATCCTGCTGTTGAAACAGGAGATCAATTTAAAATGCCTCAGTCAAAAAGTGGCATAAAACCCATCAATAAAAATTATAAAGAAAAGGGTGGTAGGCTAATTCGCTGGAGACAGATGAGAAAAGAATTAGCTGAACAAGGATAAATCTATGACAATGAATTATTCAAGTGGATCGGGAGGCTTTGATCCACAAGAAGAAATAAACAGAGAGAGCGCAAACCCATTAGATGAACCTTTATTATCTTTGGAGTGGGTAGAAGGAACATTAGATGCAAAACGAAAAGAGTTCCAAGAGTTTTATGAAAATTGTGAAGAAGCAGAAGATTTTTATTTATCCAACTTTGATTTTGATGTCCCTGAAACTGGATCGCAAGTAAGACTAGGAACAGCACACTCAACAATTAATACTCTTGTTGCGCATGTTACCCCACAATTTTTAGACATATCTGTCCCTCCTCCAGGACCAAAAGGTGGCGCAAGAGCAGAACTGCTTGAGAAGTTTCTCAGGGGTGCGAATCATATGCTTGAGCAGTTCTCACCAACTCGTAGAGAGACTGCAAAACACATGGCTTTGTATGGGATTGCGTTTGAGAAAACGGAATTTGCAGCAAACAGATGGGACGATTTCCCAGAACCTCCAACTGAAGAAGAAGGAGATATATCTTCGTATCAACAGCAATTACAAGATGTATTAGACAGAAGAAATATTAACTGGCCTATAACATCTAACTGTATAAATCCTAAAATGATGGTTTGGGATACAAACAACATACAGGATCTAAGATGGGTTATGCACTTCTACGAAATAGAAGCATCTTGGGTTAAGGCACATTTCCCGTCTTGGGACGGACCAGCAGAAGGAACGGTAGAGTTTGTGGAAACCTGGACTCACTCGCAAGTGTGTTACATGGCAGAGGGTAAGTTTGCATTAGAGCCTAAGCGACACGGCTACAAGACCTTGCCCTTTACTATGTACTGGCCTCATACAGGTTTAATGACAGATGGAAACGAACCATCTACATTATACAGAGGCATCTTGCATGGTAACTTCGATATGCTTAGAGCAGAAAGTAGATTAGCTTCTCAGTATCTAGACATTGTTGGTAATGCTGCATGGCCGACTAGAGACTTTAGTGGACCACCAGGTATTACTGAACAAGTAATGGAGCAGTATGAAGAAACTCCTGGAGCTAAAAACTTCTTGCCTGCAAACGTACAGATATCACAATCTGAAACTCCTGATCCGCCAAACTCAATTATTATTGCGCAACAAATGATGCAAGGAGCTATTGAAAATAATACTGCTCCTGCTGTATCTAGAGGTCAAAGACCAACAGGTGCGGCTAGCGGATATCATACTGCTGTATTGGCAGGTATAGCATCACTTAACTTTGGTGCATACGTAGAGGCAGCGCAACGTGGACTGCAAGATAGAAATACAATTATGTTGCACATTATTGAAAATGTAATTCAAGATAAGGTAACTGTATTTGGTAAAACAGAAACAGGACCACTTGATGCAATAGTAAGACCTAATGATATTAGAGGTCACTATATGAATATTGTTCAGTTAACCCCTACTTCTCCTGAAGAACAGGAGAGAAAACTTAACTTGTATAACAACTTGTGGAGAACAGGATTTATAGACCAAGACTCAGCACTTAGAAAAGCAGGTGTATCTAATGCACTTGAAGTTAGATCAAAACTATTAGCTGAAGGTTTCTTAAAGAGTGAACAGGTACAGCAAGTATTGCAAGGTGAAGCTGCAAGAAGGATACCATTGTTGCAACAGATAGTAGAAGCTACAGGTACAGCTACAGGCCAAGAAGCAGAACAGATAGCCCAAAATATACTAAATACGCAAGGTGAAACGCAATTACCTAATGCAGGTAATTTTTCTACTGGTAACCAACCAGCAAGAAGCCCAGCTACAGAAGCTGGCAGAGTAGAACAATCAACTAGACCTGTTGTTCCAGGTTCTCTTAGAGAGCAGGAACTTGTCGGAAGACAAATAGCAGGGCCAAGAACTGGCAACAGGAGAGTTCCAGGTAGGGACTTACCGCCAGGTATGGGGAGATAATGGCAAAGGCAAAGAAAAACAGCGCAATAGATTTAGCTTTTGGAGAATTTGATACAATCATTGATACTTTTTTCAAAGAGGCATCTGCAAGTTTAAAAGACTTAAATAAACCAGAAGATCCAAAACAACCAAAACAACGAAAACCAAGGTTGCCAAAGTTTAGCAACCCATTTAACGTATAGATATGATATTTAGATATTACATAATAGGTGAAGACGGAAGGCCTTATGAACAGCAAGTAGAAGTTCAAGATAGACAAGGCAGGACTTACCTACAACTTGAAGCTGATGCTCAAAGAATAATAAACGATGAACTTTCTGAAAGTGGTGCTATCCAAATAACTTTACCAGATGCTGGCAAAGGATTGGATAGGTATGTTCCAGAAGTTCAAAATAATTTTGACAAAAAATCAGGAACAACTAATGTAGGCGGAAGAACTATAAATCTAAGTAATCCTAATTTTCCAACTATGCTAGAAGGAGGAACATCTCCTTTGCTTCAATCTGGAACTAATTTGCCACCAGCAGTTGCACCTACTATGCAGTTGGCGAGTTCCGAAGGAGCAAATGGTCAAACATTTTACGGAGATGTTAATACAGGTTATGGAGCAGGAACACCTGGAATGGCTGACAGCAGAGGAACAACATCTGCTGGAAACACTCCATTTAATATAGATGCAGCATTAGCAACAGGTGGGTTTACTCAAGGAATGAGTCCTGGAGGACCTGCTAATACTTATGATCCAACTAATCCATTAGCTTCTGGCGCAGGTACAGCACCTGACCCTTATGCATGGAATCCTGAATTTTCAAGACCTGACACAATAGATACTAGACCTGGAAGAACTCCTTTGACTCTTACTGGAGGGCAATTCGATTTTATGACTGATGAAAGTGGTGGATCTATACAAGGCTTTGAGAGCGCTGCTGCGAAACAAGCTGAAGAAGAAAGAATAGCAAGAATAGAAAGAATGGAAAGAGAAGCAGAAGCTAAAAGACTAGAAGAAGAAAGAATAGAAAAAGAAAAAGCTGGTTATTTAAGTAATAATAATCCTGTAAAAGATCCTATTGTAGACAAGGTTTCAGGTGGTGGTGATTGGGTACGAAAATTAGTAGATAGTAAGACATCTCCAGATGGAACATTATTAAGACAGTATGAATATACTCAATATTTTATAGATAAAAACAAAAAAA